AATCAAGTGGTTACTGAATACCTTAAGGGTAATGATCCAACAGTTATATCTAAAGAATTAGATATTCCAAGAACCCGTGTTGTATCTTTAATTAATGAGTGGAAAGTTATGGCATCCGCAAACGATGCTATTCGTGCTCGTGCTAAAGAGGCTTTGGTTGGAGCAGATACACACTACACAAAATTAATTACAAAGGCTTACGAAGTTATTGATGAAGCAAGCCTATCAACAAACCTTACAGCAAAGACTGCTGGAATTAAATTAGTTTTAGATATTGAGTCAAGAAGAATTGATATGCTGCAAAAGGCTGGGCTTCTTGAGAACAAAGAACTTGCAGAAGAAATGATTGAAATTGAAAGACGACAAGAGGTTCTTGTTGGAATCCTAAGAGATATTGCTTCAGAGCATCCAGAGGTCCGTGATATTATTATGAAGAGGCTTTCTGCTATTGCAAAAGAAGGAGAAGTGATTACAGTTGTCCACGATGTTCAATGATTTTCTTGAGGTATTAAAAGAAAATCACTTTGTTGAAACCCCAGTTGACGTAAAGACATTTGTCCAGTCACCTGACTATCTTGGTCAACCACTTTTATCTGATATTCAATACGAAATTGTTGAAGCAATGAGCCAAATCTATCGTAAAGAAGATTTGATAGAGATTATGGGAGATGTTGAAGGAACTAAACACTTTAGTAAGTATACAAAGAATGAGTTAATTCTTCAACTTGGCAAGGGTAGTGGCAAAGATTTTATTTCAACAGTAGCCTGTGCATATGTGGTGTATAAACTACTGTGCCTTAAAGACCCAGCAATTTATTTTGGTAAGCCTGCAGGAGATGCTATTGATATCATTAACGTTGCTGTTAACGCACAACAGGCTAAGAACGTTTTCTTTAAAGGTTTTAAAACAAAGATTGAAAAGTCACCTTGGTTTGCTGGAAAGTATAACGCAAAGGCTGACTCAATTGAGTTTGATAAAGCAATTACTGTTTATTCTGGACACTCAGAAAGAGAATCTCATGAGGGTTTGAACTTGCTTATGGCAGTGCTTGATGAAATTTCTGGTTTTGCAAGTGAGGTTGTATCTGGAAATGAACAAGGAAAAACTGCTGATAATATCTACAAAGCATTTCGTGGAACAGTAGACTCTCGTTTCCCAGACCTTGGCAAGGTTGTTTTGCTTTCATTCCCACGATATCAAGGTGACTTTATTTCTCAACGATATGAATCTGTTATTGCTGATAAAGAAACTATTGAACGCAGACATACATTTATTATGAACGAAGACTTGCCACACGAAGATCCAGGCAATCAGTTTGAAATTTCCTGGGATGAAGATAACATACTTCAATACAAAATTCCAAGGGTATATGCATTTAAAAGACCTACATGGGAAGTAAACCCCACCCGTAAGATAGAAGACTTTAAACTAGCATTTTATACTGACCTTGGTGATGCCATGATGCGTTTTGCATGTATGCCAACATACTCATCTGATGCTTTCTTTAAACAGATTGACAAGGTTGAGAAGTGTATGAACACTAGAAACCCACTAGATTCATTTAGAAGGTTTGATGAAACCTTTGTACCAGACCCAGAAAAAACATATTATATTCATGCTGACCTTGCACAAAAGCACGATAAATGTGCGGTAGCAATTGCTCACGTAGATAAGTGGGTAAATATTCAGGTAATTAAAGATTACGAACAAGTAGCACCAATTGTAGTAGTAGATGCAGTTGCATGGTGGGAACCAAGAGCAGAAGGTCCAGTTAATTTATCTGAAGTTAAGCAGTGGATTATGAACCTACGTAGACAGGGGTTTAATATTGGAATGGTTTCATTTGACCGTTGGCAATCATTTGATATTCAAAATGAGTTACAGGCTGTTGGAATTAGAACTGAGACAGTCTCTGTTGCTAAGAAACATTATGAGGACTTGGCTATGATGATTTACGAAGAGCGTGTTTCTATCCCAAGAATACCTATCCTATTAGAAGAGATGTCAGAACTTAAAATTATGAAGGGTAATCGTGTTGATCACCCCCGCAAAAAATCTAAGGACTTGGCAGATGCCGTAACTGGTGCGGTATTTGGAGCAATATCACACACACCAAAGAATAATGATACTGAGATAGATGTCCATACTTGGTCTTCTTCTGCACGATTTGCAGAGAAAGACAAGGGTATGGTAGAATTAGATAATCGGAAAATGCCTGACGATGTTAGGGATTTTTTGGATGGTTTTAATTTAATTTAACATTGTGGTCAAATGACCACATAAACTAACAAGGAGAAGGAATGAATTCATTTAAGAAGATTGCCCTTGCCGTGGCTGCAGCCATGACTTTGGGAACAGTCGCAGCAGCGCCTGCTAATGCTAACACTATGTCAGTTGTAGCAACAACATGGAAAGCATCGCTATCGCCTGCAGATTATGATGCTCCAGCAACTGTTGGCACATCACTAACAACTGCAATCGTACGTCCAGTACCTGCAGACAATACAATTGACAACACAGATGTTGTTCGATTGGTAGCAACAGTTACTGCTGGAACAAGCGTAACTGCAACTGCTACAAACGCAACAATCGTTTCAGCATTGCACTCAACTGCTGCACCAGTAGGAGCATCGTCAGGATCATCATCTTTGACAGTTGCAACTGGCACAGGAACAACTGCAACATTTTTTGTTTACACAAAGACAACAGCAATCGGAACAGTTGTAATTACAAATGGTCCAGTAACAGTTACATATTATGTACAAGGTACTGCTGGTCTAATCAATAACCTATCAGTTTCTGCACCTGCTTCAGGTGCTGCTGGTACAAAGCAAGACATCCTAGTTACAGCAACAGACGTATTTGGAAACAAGATTTCTGGTGCCTCAATTGCTGCAACTGTATTTGCTGCTACAGCAACAGTTGACACAGCAACAGTAACAACTGGTGCCACACTAACAGACTTTGGTGTTGCAAAGTTTACTGCAACACTTCCAACTACTGGTACACGCTCACTAATTATGTTTGCGCCAACAGTAACAAGTCCAGTGTCAACAACTGCTGCAGATGTAGTTGGTCTAACTGCTCGTACACTTGCACCATTTGCAGAGATTGCAGTTCGTGATCTAGTATCAGAACTTGCTGCTGAAAAGGCTGCAAAGGATGCAGCACTTGCTGCTAAGGCTGTTTCAGATGCTGCAGTTCTAAAGGCTGCTGCAGATGCAGTTGCTGCTAAGGCTGCTGCTGATGCTGCACTCGCAGCAGAGAAGGCTGCTTCAGCAAAGGCACTAGCAGATGCTAAGGTAGCGTCAGATGCTGCTCTTCTTGCTAAGGATGCACAGATTGCTAAATTGACTGCAGATAATGCAGCAGCAATTAAGTCACTTAAGGATGCTTTCAATAAGTTGGCTCGCCAATGGAATGCAAAGAATCCGAAGGCACGAGTTACTCTAGTTAAGTAACCAAAACTTAAAGTTTGGGAGTCAGGAAACTGGCTCCCTTTCTTTTTGCTTGCATGTCTAATTGAATAATTTGATATAATAAGCAAGAGGAGAGTCCACCACTTGAATAAACTCTTGCGTATATTTACAGTTTCTACCCTTGCATTTGCTTGGCTTCTAATAGCCCCTACAGAGGCTAATTCTGACGATCCTATAGAAATAGGAGCACAGAGGATAGAAGAACTGAATTATAAGGTTTTAGACCTTAATGATAGTTCTGAATTGGTCTCTCTTATTGATCTTGCACAAGGTAAATACAATGATGCCGTAGATGCTAGGGATAATAAAATTTTAGCAGAAGAAGATTATTTGGATGCAGTAGATGCAGAATCACAAGCCTTATCTAATCTTAACAATAAAATATCATTATTAAATGCAGCACAAAAAGCGGTAGATGACCAAACACCAATAGTTTCAACTGCATTAACAAACAGAAATAATGCACAACAAGCATTAAATATAGCCAATATTAATCTTCAAACCACACAGTCTAATATGCAGGCTGCTGGAGGAACAGGTTTGGCATACACTGTTTATACTCTTGTTAGACAGGGTAATGTTGCTACCCCAGGATCTGTGCTTTGTTCTGGCACCTGGAACTCAAACTCTATGCAACTTCCAGTTTGTGGCAATAGATATGAAAATTTTGTTGTTAAGTTTACTGGAACAATTACTGTTCCATCATGGTTTACAACAACATATTTTGCAGGCTCTACAGACGATGGATTTAGAATGTACGTAGACGGAAATCTTGCAATAGATCAATGGGTAGAGCAAGGAACTACTTGGAGCGACTATTCACCAGTATATGATGTTAGTGAAGATAAAACACTGGGTGTAGAAATTTGGTGGTATAACGGCGGAGGACCTGGAAACTATCATCTTGGATGGGCAATTCCTGGAGGGTGGACTGGAGCAGGATGCGACTATGCTGGAAACCCACGAGTATGGGGACAAAACTTTAGTTGTAATCTTAATACATTTTCTTCTGGTCCAGGACCAACACAAGAAGAAATAAATGCTTATAATCAGGCACTTGCAGTAAGAACATCTGCATTAGCAACTTATAATGATAAGTTATCTGTTTATAACACGGAACTTGCAAAGTTAAATACATATAACAGTGCATTAACAACTGCTAATACTAATAAAAATAATGCACAAACAGATTATGAAACTGCACAAGATAATACTCAAGATGCATTAGATGAAAAAAATGATGCCATTGCAAACTACAATAATGCAATTGAAGATATGAATGATGCGATTACTGCTGCTGAAGAAGAGTATGAGGCTCAATGGGATTTTGAAGAGAAGCAGAGAATTAATGCTGCTATTGCTACTGCCCTTGCAAACATGCCACAGCCAGAACCAACACCAGAGGTTACAGTTGAGCCTAGCCCAGAGCCTTCTCCAGAACCATCAACTGATCCTACAGAAGAGCCTACTGAAGAACCTACACCAGAGCCTTCTCCAGAGCCTACAGACGAGCCTACAGAAGACCCTAAGCCAGAGCCAACCGATGAGCCTACCCCAGATCCAGAACCAACAGATGAACCAGTCGTAGACCCAACAGAAGAACCAACCCCAGAACCTACACCAGAGCCAACTCCTGAACCAGAACCAACGACTAATCCTGAAATAGAAGATGAAGAGTTGGCTGAACTTATTCCTGAAAAGGGTACAGGAACAACAGAAGATTTATCTGGAGTTATTGCTAACCTTACAAGCAAGGATAACAAGTTAGTTATACTTTCACCTGAGCAAGTAGCAGCAGTTAGCCAAACCCTAAAGTCTTTGACACAAGAAGCAAAGGCAGAGATTGCTGGAGACCTTGGTATCAAGGCATCAGAAGTTGCACAGATTGCTGAACAGATGAAAGATAACCCAGCACTTGCAGCAGCATTTGTTGAGTTTGCAGAAAGAGCAGGGGACGCAGGAGATTCTGCAATGCCATTTACATTAGCAGATGCAGTAACAGAAGTACAAACAGAAGCATTCTTGGCAGACCCATTGGGAGCAATTACAAACATAGATTTTGAAAAAATTCTAAACCCAGCGGAATGGGGAAAGGATATGACTGACGACCAAAGAGAAAAGGTTCAGGAAGTCATAATTCCAGTAATTATAGTATCAAACATTGTTAGTTCTGTTATGTCAATAAGGAGGTTATAATAGGATGGTTATGAATAAAGTTAAAGAAAGTATAAAGGTGATTTTAGGCAAAATAAAGATGCCTAAAATTACAATGCCTAAAATAAAAATACCAAGCATTAAAATCCCAAGCATCAAAATGCCAAAGTTTAAGATGCCAAAGGTAAATATTCCAAAAATATCTATTCCAAAGATTAAAATGCCAACAATAGATATGGAAAAACTAAAAGCATATGGTGCAAAGTATTTTCCTATTATTAAAAAAGTATTTGAAATTTTGGTAAAGATTGTCAAAGGATTTATTTCATGGCTTTGGAAAGCAGTTAAAGAAAGTATTGCTCAGGTTTGGACACTACTTGGATTCTTTATTGCATGGCTTACCCTTACAGGGACAGCACAGCAGGTAGTTGGAATGGCAACATTAATTGCTACTGCTATCTGGCTTGTAACAATTCCATTGCGTGAAGAAAAAGAAGATTAGGATAGTTATTGATATGAAAAAAATTGCAGCCCTTTTATCAGCAACAGTATTATCACTAATGTTAACATCTTGCGGAATGCTAGAAAATAGATATCGCTATGACTGCCATGATCCTGAAAACTGGTATAATAAAGAGTGTAATCCACCAATCTGCCAAGCAGATGGATTATGCACTAAAGACATACTTGGTTTTGATCCTACGGAGGGTAGCGTAAATGAGTAAAAAAAGATATACATCAGATGAACTAGATGCACGACTAAAGTTTTTTCTTGGTATGACACTAGGAACAATCTTGTTGTTTACAACAATGGGAAT